AGGATCAGTATTTGGAGGATATCCCAATACTCGAAGTATCGGTATTGCTGGAGATTCTGGTGCAGGCAAAACATTCCTTTGTTTAAATGCAGTTAGAGAACTTCAAAAGAAAGACTATTTCGTTTTTTATATTGATACTGAAGGTGCAATTGATAGTTCAGATTATACTAAGTTTGGAGTTGATCTAGAGAAATTAAAATACCTTCGTATGGGTTTAATTAGTGATGTTAAGTTCTTCATTAATGATTTCATTGAAACAATGAGAGATAATCCAGGATTAAAAGCAGCTATCTTTGTAGATTCAGTTGGAATGCTTGATACAGATAAGAGTAAAAGAGATATGGATGCGGGTAAAAATGCAGCAGATATGGGTCTTCGTTCTAAAGAGATGAGATCCCTATTTAAATCATTTACTCTTGAATTATCTAACTTAAAAGTTCCATTTATTTTTACAAATCATACATATGCTTCAATGGATCAATATACTCCTAAAGGAATGTCTGGTGGAGGTGGCCCTGAATTTTCAGCATCAATCATTCTAATGTTGAGTAAAGGAACCTTGCGTGATGAAGCTAAAACTACTACTGGAATTATTGTACGTTCTAAGACCAGAAAAAACAGATTAGCTCGCCCTATTGATATTGAGTTTCATATCTCTTTCCACAAAGGTATGAATCAATATGTTGGACTTGAACAATTTGTTAGCTGGGATAATTGTGGAGTCGGTCGCGGTAATAAATTAACTGAGAAGGAATTTTCTAAACTTAAGCCCGATGAACAATCTATTTGCTCAGAGTTTAAAGTAGATGGTGAACTATTTTATTATCTTCCTAAAAAACTTGGAAAAAGCTACGTTATTCGACATAATGGAGATCTTGTGCCAGTAAAAGAATTCTTTTCAGCAAAATTATTTACACATGAAGTACTTCTTGAACTTGATGAAAAAGTAATCAAACCTACCTTTAAATTTCCTGAGACTCAGGATGAAATTGATTTATTGGAAAATGATGAGCTTGGTAATTTAACAGAGGACGACGAAGATGATGACTCTGCGCTCTGACCTTCCGCTCAAATACTATTTAAATCTATATAATGAAGATTCTCTTACTGATGATCATAGTGTTCTATTTGAGATCTTACAATATATTATTAAAGTAGCCAACGCAAAAGATAAAAGTCTTGAACTTAAAAATTTAAAATTTTCATCCAAATCTCTTAAATACGTTTTTGGAGAAAAAATAAAAGATGAAACTTTTAAATTATATGTAGTTAAATCATTAAAGAGTATGATTTCTCAAGAATATCTTAAACCCGAAGGTGACTTCATATTTTTTACAAAAAAAGGACTAACTTATTTTTATCTAACAAATGATTGATTTTACCGAGAATATTGACTCCCTTGAAAAAATGGTATGGAACTTTATATTAAGTCCAGATAATGATCTCAATAATATGAGACCGTCTAACCATGAATCTTTAAGGAGAGAGGAATTAATCACAATGGTGAAACCTAAGTACTTTAATGATGATGACAGACAAGAATCATTTAAAGCAGCACTTAAATTCTTTAAAGAATATGAGAAGATTCCAAATCGTAAAGAATTAAAAAGTTATCTTGAATTAACTAATATTGGATTAGATGATGACGAATTTGAAGATCTATACGCATTTAATCTTGCTGAATATAACTATGATTATCTGTATAAGTATATAAAAGCATTTATCCTTTTACGAAATCTAAATATTACAGTATTTGATTTACTTACTTATCTAAAGACAACACCAATTGACCCAGGAAATATTGATAAGATCTCAGAAAAAATACGAAATGACATCTCTAGTAAACTTGCCTTAAATTTTTCAAGTGTAGATAGTGGACTAAATTTCTTTAATCCTGAGTCGCATATCCAAATCTCTAAGTCAGGTAGCCCTACTGGTTTCCAATTTTTAGATAAAGTTCAAGGTGGAGGATGGAATGCAAAATCACTAGTTGTTTTTCAAGGTAGACCTAAAGTTGGAAAATCAATGGTTCTTGGAAATATTGCAGCAAGATCATTTTTATCTGGTAATGCAACTGGCTTAGTTACGGTTGAGCTTAATGATAGAGCCTATATGAAAAGAATAGGTGCAAATATCTTAAATATTAAATCTGAGGATTATGCACAAATTACTGATGATCACGCCGCAAAATTAATTGAAAAGAAGATAGATGAACTTAAGGCATCTGGACAAAACATTGGAGAATTAATAATTAAAGAATTTCCAACCGGCGGATGTACCGCTATTGATATTGAAAATTATTTTGTTCGACTTGAGCAAAAACTAAATAAGAAATTTAAAGTTATTGTTGTTGATTACCTAAATCTATTAAAACCAATAAACAATCAAAATGGACTTTATGAAAAAATCAAGGCAATCTCTGAAGAACTTAGAGGTATTGCAATGAGAAATGAGTGGTGTATTATTAGTGCTACTCAAATTCGTAGAGAAGACATAGATAATTTTGATTTAGGTATGGACTCAGTAGCTGAATCATTTGGCTTAATTCATACCGTTGATGCACTATTTGGACTAATGAGAAGTCCGCTAGAAAGTAGAATGAAAATAAAAGTTATTGCAAATCGTGATAATGGATATGAAGAGAGTTATAAATTCTATACTATGCATAAAGATTACTTTAGACTTAGCGAAGAGAATGGACAAAATAGTGAATTCTATAGTGATGATGAAGAGGTAAGCAGAATGGCAGACGAACTTAGATCTGAATATTCTGAAATGAATAACCCTTCTCTAGAAATTACTGAAAATATACCAGTTGAAGATGATTATGATGCTCTCTTCAAATCAATATAAAATAATGTTTATGAATGAACAACGACGAATCTATAGAAGATGCTGAGAATACGACCCAGTCAAATCTAGCAAGAGAAGATAAAATCTTTAATAATAGTTACTATAATGGTGATAAACTAAGAGACTCTGATGAATATGAATTTTCAAAAAAGATAACTGTTTCATCTGATTATTCAGATAACTATCTAAAGGATTTATATGATTATGAAGAGCAACTTGAATCAAAATTCATACTTGATATAATCTTTGATTTTTTACAAAAAGACAAAGTCCTAAGTAAATATCGAATTGATGTAACAGTTGAAGTTCCAGTAGCAAAAATAAAATTCTCAAAAGAAGACATTAACTTAATTTTTAATAGGGTTCACGAGAATTTAGATATTGCAAATCATGGAATAAATTTTTATAGCCCTATCTATATTTTAGAAGCTATTTCTTCAATTTCATCAATGGAATATAAGAAAATATTTGATTCCTTAGACACAGAAGTACAAGAAATACTATTAATTGAATTAAATAAAAAATACCAATTTTTAGATGGTAAAATGCATAAAAAAAGAATACACTAATGACATACATTAAATTTGAACACGTTTCAGGCACAGCCCTTATTAATCTTGATCAAATATCTAAGATTACAATTTCAGCAGCTATTATTACTTTTGTTTATCTTACTGCATCAACTGCATTTACATTTTCTTCTGCTGCTGATGCTCTTGAAGTTCTTGTAAAAATTGAAAAGATTACAAATACAATTAATATTGACCAGTTAGCTATACAGGGATGATATTAAAAAATATTAGAAAAATATTTGTACTTGGTGATCTCCATTTAGGTATACGTAATAATTCTCTTGAATGGTCAGATATTCAAATTAATTTTCTTATTGACTATTTTTTACAAAAAGTAGATGATGAAGGATTTGATCCAGAAACAGACATACTTGTTCAAGTTGGAGATTGGAATCATGTTAGAGAATCAACAAATGTTAGAATTTATAAACTCTCTCTACGTATTGCTGAAGCATTCACTAATAAATTTAAAAGAGGAGTATTTGTAATACTTGGAAACCATGATGTATATTATAAAGACCGAACTGATACCCATTCACTAGAAGGATTTAATTTAATTTTTAATAATTTTCATATTTTTGAGGAACCTCGTTCTCTTACTATAAATTCGCATAATTTCTTAATGCTTCCATGGATTGAAAATCTTGAAAAATTAAAAGGGGTTGTTGCAAATAATCGATCTTCTAAATACGTATTCTGTCATGCTGATGTTAAGGGGTTTAACCTTAATCGAGTTACTAAACTTGAACATGGTTTAGATTCAGATGATCTTACTAATTTTAAAAGAATCTACTCTGGCCATATCCATATTCGACAAGAAAAAGGAAATGTACTATATGTTGGAACTCCATATGAAATGGATAGAGGAGATCGTGGAAATGTAAAAGGCTTCTATGTTTTAGATGCAAGTGGCGAAGAAATTAAAGAAAAGTTTATAGAAAATACGGTTTCTCCAAAACATGTTAAATTCAATATAATGGATCTTTTAATTTTAACTCAAGACCAGATAAAAGATCTTTTTTTAAATAATTTTGTGGATATCTTAATTGATTCAGAATTATCTCAAAAATTTCCATTTTCTCAATTTACTGATTTAGTAAAAGGCTTTGGTCATAGGCGATTAGAAT